TGGAAGACGTATGCATGGACGCTCGAGTATTTCACAACCTCAACGGTTCCAGACTGGTGTTGGTTCTATCCATATTCCGAGGCTCCGCTTCTCCAGACATTGGAGGACTTTGAACAGCCAGCGATTCACTGGGACCATCCAACACCTCCGTTTCACGTTGGTCATCAACTTCAGTTCATTTTGCCGTGCGCGTCATTGCGCAAAGCCAAACGCCGTGTTATGTTTGTCGATGAACACTATGATGAAGACCACGATACTCGCCATCCGTGGATGCGGAGATACACATGGGAAACTGACCCATATATGTCTTTACCCTGGGACCCCGCCCGACCTCTTACTTCCGTAGTCGAAGTCCAAATGGAGTCATCATCATCCTAGATCCAGCGCCTGCCTGCAGAATGGGTCGAGCCGTTGGAACCTCCTGCGGTCCCAACTGGACCATCACAACATCCTCGGGGATGATGATCTCAAACTCATTGCTTCGCTGGGTCATGTAACTATCCTCAATCTTCTTCATCTGGTGAATCTTCTTCATCGCCGCAAGACCTGATGAATCCTGAAAAGACCTCCAATGACGTGTGATGTGGTTAATGTAGGTAATCCTAAACGACCTCGCAGTGTTAAACTGGACATTCTTTCGAAGACGTTCAAAGCAGGAGGCAACGCTAAGATAGAGTGGTTTGTTCAGACGCCGATTGACGTCATTATGAGCTCGAAATGTAAACAATATGAAATTAGCCCGCGAATACATCATGTTCGGGAACTGTGCGCGGTAATTTCCGAGAAGCTCCGTAAAGTGTGCCTGACATGTTGGACAGGTGATTGTATCCCTGAAGAGATCGAGCCACGTAGTCATAAGCTGACGTTCAGGTTCCGTCGGAGTATCTGGATACAACGATGCGGCCGAGTGTAACGCCATCCATCCTAATGGCCCCCAAATAGCCGTCATTAGTATACATTACGAAATCATTCCTGCTTCTGTGCCGCCTTCGAGAATACTCATCATTAGCTCACGAGGCGCCTTGTCGCTCACAGGCAGGTTAGACTTCTTCAGCTTGTCTCGGATTTGACGATCACTCATGTTCTTCAGCGTTCCCTGGATCTTCTTACGCTTCTGCTGCTCACCCTTGCGAGTCAGAATGCGAATGGTCGGTTTGAAGGGAGGACTCTTCGCAGGATCCTTCACTCCTTCGATCTTGCGCGCGGTCTTGCGGAGAACACCCCTAGGATATGTGCGACTGTTCTTCTGAGTCTTCTGTCGGGGTGCCTCATGCCCCACCTTACTAATTTTCATCTCGGACATCCCTTTACTCAAAACGGATAAACCTTATTTACAGGCTAACCGGGGCATTCTAGTACCATGGAGTGGGAAGCCGTTAACGCTTACTTCGCAAAGGGTGTTCGTCGTCTCGTAGACCATCAGATCGACTCGTTCGAGGACTTCATCCGCAACAAGCTCCCCCTCATCGTCCAGTCAACTGCTCCCATCACTGTGTGGCATGAACAGGATGAAACAACCAAGAAGTACAAGTATGAGTTCAGATTATCATTCGAGAACGTCACCTACCTCAAGCCCCGCCTTCAAGAGGCCACTGGTCGCGTAAAGCCCATGCTACCGATGGAGGCGCGCGTTCGCAACTTCACCTATGCCGCACAGATGCATGCAGATATTCGCTTCGTAGCCCGCACCTACAAGGGACCACTGCTCGACACCTTTGACGAGGAGTTCCGCGTCTTCGAGGGCATCAGCCTCGGTAAGCTACCGGTGATGCTTGGCTCTTCGCTCTGCCTCCTCAAGGATTACCCGGTCGCTGCGACTGAGATGGGAGAGTGCTCACACGACCCGCTCGGATACTTTGTGGTCCACGGATCTGAGCGAACGATCTTGTGCCAGGAGAAGGTGGCTGATAACCGCATCATGATCTTCCAGAACAAGAAGACCTCGTCCAAGTATCTGTATTCGGTCGAGATGAAGAGCCTTCACGAGTCCTTCACAACTCCGCCTAAGAAGCTGGAGATCCGCCTCAGTTCCAAGTTCAACGGCTTCGGATACCCGATGGTTGCATGCGTTCCTCGATTCCGCGAGGACATTCCGGTGATGATCTACTTCCGTGCGTTGGGTGTGGTCGACGACCGCACGGTCGCACGCATCATCTGGAGCGATGAGAAAGACTCGCATGTTGAGCTGTTGGGTGCATCGTTCCGCGACGCATCGGAGATGGGCATCTTCACTCAGGATGACGCGGTTCGTTACCTGACCAACCATCTCCAGTACGGGACTAACCAAGAGGACAAGTGTGCATATGTCCAGCATCTGCTCACGACCGAGCTTCTACCGCATGTCCGATTTGCCGGCGAAACCACCACACCCGCGGTGTTGAACGCCCGCCGCACGATGCTGATGGGCTCGATGATTCGTAGGTTGCTTCTGACTTACTGCAAGCACATCCCGTTGGATGACCGTGATGCATATCCGAACAAGCGCGTGGTCACGACAGGTGCTCTGCTGACCCACCTGTTCCGTCAGCTGTTCCAGAAGGTCTGCAATGATACGCGTAATGAGTTCGTTCAGGAGGTCAACAACGACACGTGGAAGAAGGCGGGCCAGCCACTGGAGATCCTGAATATCAACAACCTCTACAAGATCCTCAAGGTGTCCACCATCGAGGGCAAGATGAAGCAGGCTCTGGCTACGGGCAACTTCACAGTCCAGGGCATGGGTACTAACAATTCGACATCGCTCTCTAATGCGACCAAGGTGGGTGTTTCGCAGGTTCTGGCGCGTATGTCGTATGCAGCCACGCTCAGCCACATCCGCCGCATTCAGACACCGGTGGAGAAGTCGGGCAAGCTACTCGCACCTCGCAAGCTGCACGGGACGAGCTGGGGATTCATGTGCCCTGTAGAAACTCCAGAGGGTCACTCGGTCGGCATTGTGAAGACCATGTCGCTCTTGACCTCGATCTCGCAGCACGTGCCGTCCTCTACAATCCTCCACTTCTTGGAGAAGGCGAACGTGACCTGGATTACAACGCCCAAGGTCTATGAGGGAACATCCATCACTGTGAACGGTGTTCTGGTCGGCTACACGTCTGACCCTCTGACGGTTGTGAAGTCCATGCGCTCAGCGAAACAGAGCCTGCGCCTTCACCCACACACCTCGATTGCGTGGTATACACTGCTCAACTCGATTCTGATCGAGACGGACGGTGGCCGTGCAGTTCGTCCCGTATTCCGCGTAGGTGCTCCGGAGCCGGAGGGCGAGGACCGCAAGGATTGGAATGCCTGGCTACGGTGCTGCGTCGAGTACATCGATGCATCAGAAACGGAAACACTTCGCATTGCTCTGACCAAGAAGGATGTGACGACACACTCGCACTATGAGATTCACCCTTCGATGCTGGTCGGTCACATGGCGGGCACGATTCCGCTGTCGGACCACAATCAGTCGCCCCGAAACACCTACCAATCGGCTATGGGCAAGCAGTCGATGTGCGTCTATGCGACCAACTTCGCTAAGCGCCTGGACAAGAACGCATATGTATTGTGTTCCATCAGCCGCCCGATCGTCGAAACGCGATCGATGAACATTCTGAAGATGCAGGAGATGCCCTTCGGTATGAATGCGATTGTAGCCATTGCCTGTTACGGTGGCTACAATCAGGAGGACTCAATCATCATGAATCGGTCTGCTGTGAACCGCGGCCTGTTTCGGGGCCTCTACTACACGATGTACAAGGATGAGGAGCATCGCAATGTGACCTCGGGTCGTGAGGAGAAGTTCATGCGTCCTCAGAAGCACAACACGCGTAAGTTCAAGAACACGAGCTATGCGGCCATCAATGAGAGTGGGATTCCGATGCTCCATGCGAACATCCAGGAGAACGATGTGGTCATTGGCAAGGTCGTGAACCTGCGCCACGACACGGCTGGTTACTCGTTCCGCGATGCATCGACCACACACAAGAACGCAGAGCCTGGTCGTATCGACGGAGTGTGGCAGGACAAGAACTCAGACGGCTATCCCTTCGTTAAGGTCCGCGTGGTATCTGAGCGCGTGCCTCAGATTGGCGACAAATTCAGTTCTCGCCACGGTCAGAAGGGAACGGTTGGAATGCTGCTTGACGAGCAGGATATGCCGTTCACCGGCGCAGGTCTTCGCCCGGATCTGATCATGAATCCACACGCTGTGCCTAGCCGTATGACCATTGCGCAGTTGATGGAGTGTATCTTCGGTAAGGTCTGTGTTCGTAAGGGTACGCTCGGTGATGGAACGCCGTATTCCCACCTGAAAGTCGAGCAGCTCCGTGAGCAGATGCTGGAACTGGGCATGCATCCCTACGGAAACGAGATCCTGTACAACGGTCAGACCGGTGAGATGATGCAGGCGGAGATCTTCATGGGCCCTACTTTCTACCAACGCCTGAAGCACATGGTGATTGATAAGAAGCACTCTCGAGCCCGCGGTCCTATCGTGTCGCTCACTCGTCAGCCCTGCGAGGGACGATCTCGAGACGGTGGTCTTCGCGTAGGTGAGATGGAGCGTGATTGCATGATCTCACATGGTGCCTCTGCCTTCACGAAGGAGCGACTGATGGATGTGTCTGACCCGTTCACGACAGGCATCTGCAAGACCTGTGGAACTCTCGCAGTGGTCAATCCACAGGAGGGGCTGTATTCCTGCGGCTCATGTGGTAACAAGACAGATTTCGTTCAGAAGACGCTCCCCTATGCAATGAAACTCTGGATGCAGGAGTTGGAGGCCATGCACATTGTGCCTCACATGGTCATGGAATAGAGTCCTGATCTGATAATGAAACAGGGCGATAACGGCGTGGACACCAGATACGGTCCACAGCATAAATCAAACACAACGTAACACCCACAAATCCAATACATGCAATTCCTAGGGCCAGACCTTGGTCTGTGTCCATTTTCACTTACTAGGCATGGTCTAGGTAAATGTCTCTCGAGGTGGTGATTGGTCCCATGTTTTCAGGGAAGACATCCTACGCGATCGAAGTGGCTTCACTGTATCGTTCGAAGAACGTGCGCGTGCTGATCGTGAAGCCCAACCGCGATACTCGGTCTATCCCGAATCACATTACGACCCACACTGGTATCTCACTTCCTTGCTTTGAAACCGGAACACTCAATGCATTGACTCAAGAGTTTATGGCCAATTACGAAGTCATCATCGTTGACGAAGTACAGTTTTTTCAGGGTCTGGTTCCCTTCGTTGAATATGCAGTAGATACGCTTGGGAAGTTCGTCTATCTGATCGGCCTGTCTGGCGACTCAGATCGGCGTCCGTTTGGTGAGATTCTCAATACGATTCCGTTAGCAAATGAGGTCATTAATTTGAATGGTCGATGTGCATGTGGTGAAGCTTCCTTTTTCTCAAAGAGGCATGTATCTGGATATCCACAGATCGCCATTGGTGGTGTGGAAATGTATAGTTCAGTCTGTCGGGTCTGTTATCACAGGTAGAAGTTCTCGCGAGAAACAGTCATGAAAAGGTCAGGCTTTCCTGCGTTAAATGCACAGATAGACGCTTCCTCTGGACTTTCAACTGCGATGGGCCACATCAGTGTATCACGACGGCATCCAAGAATCGGATCAAACATCACCCAGTCCGTAATGAAGTGAGATTGGTAAGGACCAGACACATCATCGACCTCGAAGATCTTACAGAACTTGGCTGCCCACTCGCGCGTGATCATGTAACACTGAGCACCCCATGGATTCGAAACACCGACGTTGCGAATCAGGATGTGACCACGTGTATGGTAATGATCCCCTTGAGGGATGTTGATATACCCAAGGGACAAGATGTCGGTGTTCCCCTCTTTCATATACTCGGCCATTGAAGCAACAACCTCATTGAAGTATTTGTGAAACCTCACATCGTCTTCAATGATGATTCCCAACGGCTCTCCAGAATCCACCAAAGCCTGCATACACCGGATATGACCAAGAGTGGCTGCGAATCCCGTAGGATAGGACGTATCGCGTGCGAAACACGTGGCTCCGCGACGCACAACCTCTGGGTCGTCCTTGAGAGGGGATTGAACCAGAACGATGTCGAGGTTCAGTGGTGCTGCGGCAGCTTTCAGACGTTCGCCGCGCCCAACATCACAGTTGACCGCATAGATGCGCATTTTTAAGGACAGTCGCCGAGCGTGTAGATTGTTGCTGAAGAAAATTTTGTTGCGATGTAGCATACAAACGATATGGGTGGCGGTCTTCTTCAGCTCGTTAGCTATGGTGCGCAGGACATCTACATCTCGGGCAATCCCCAGATCACGTTCTGGAAGGTGCTGTTCAAGCGCCACACGAACTTCGCCATGGAGTCGATTGAGGTTACCTTCAACGGCCAGGCGGACTTCAACAAGCGCGTGACGGCCATCATCAACCGTAACGCCGACCTGATGTTCCGCACGTACATCCAGGTGGTTCTCCCGGCAGTTCAGCTGGATGCCGGCAACAACTCCACGGTTGCCCGCTTCCGCTGGCTCAACTACATCGGTCACCGCATGATCAAGACGGTTGAGCTCGAGATCGGTGGCCAGCGCATCGACCGCCAGTATGGTGACTGGATGCAGATCTGGACTCAGCTCACGCAGGACCAGGGCACGGTCAAGGCGCTCGACGAGATGATCGGCAACACGCACGACCTCGTGCTGATGAAGGACCGCAAGGGCTATGCGCTGGATGTGTCCTGCGCGGGCTCTGAGCTGACGAACTCGTGCGCCCCCCGCTCGGGTACGCCGGCGCGCACGCTCTACATCCCGCTCCAGTTCTGGTTCTGCCGTAACCCGGGCCTGGCGATCCCGCTGATCGCGCTCCAGTACCACGAGGTGCGCATCAACGTGGAGTTCGAGCAGTGGATCAACTGCTGCTACTACGAGGTGACGGGCAGCGTGCCGACGGCGATCCAGTCGCTCACGGCCGCGTCGCTCTACATCGACTACATCTACCTGGACACGGAGGAGCGCCGCCGCTTCGCCCAGCAGACGCACGAGTACCTCATCGAGCAGCTGCAGTTCACGGGCGCCGAGTCGATCACGTCCTCGTCGAACAAGATCCAGCTCAACTTCAACCACCCGGTGAAGGAGCTCGTGTGGGTTGTTCAGCGCGACTCGTTCGTCGACTGCACGATCCCGGCCCCTACGTACATCGCCGAGGTCAACGGCTGCCAGCCGTTCAACTACTCCGATGACTTCAGCACGGAGGGTGTGATCATGGATGTGCTCGCCCGCGGCTCCCTGGGCGGCGGCCAGAGCGCCCTCGTGGTCCCGACGACCATCGACGGCCCGTCCGGCCCGTACCTCCCGGGCGTTGGTATCGCGGTTGGCCCCTCGCTGGCCGGTGCGTCGTGGCTCGACTCGAACTTCAATGCGTCCGGCAATGACCAGGCGTACCTGTTCGAGGACACGACCAACTACCTGCTCGCGAAGGTCATCCTCGACTCGGGCACGCGCTGCTCCGGCAAGACCCCGACGGAGGTCGCCAAGCTGCAGCTCAACGGCCAGGACCGCTTCACGGAGCGCGAGGGCCGCTACTTCAGCTACGTGCAGCCGTACCAGCACCACACGCGCACGCCTGCGGCCCCGGGCATCTGCGTGTACTCGTTCGCGCTCAAGCCGGAGGAGCACCAGCCGTCCGGCACGTGCAACTTCTCCCGCATCGACAAGGCGACCCTGCAGCTCACGGTGTCCGTGAACACGGTGCGCTCTGGCCGCACGGCGCAGGTCCGCGTGTACGCCGTCAACTACAACGTGCTGCGCGTCATGAGCGGCATGGGTGGCCTCGCGTACTCCAACTAA